ATAAAAGCATCGAAGATGATTTAGGTGATGCGTTCGACGGCGAAAAAGAATCAGCGAAAGCCATTATCGGAGAAGTGCTAACACGTTATGGTCTTGAAAACCTAGAAAAATTTGTGTATGACCTTGTGTTTAAGGAAAACATTTTGAGCGAAAGCATTTTGGTTGGCAAAATTAGGGGCACAGAACAATATGCAGAGCGCTTCAAAGGCAACATTGATCGACGGGATGCTGGTCTAAACGCTCTGTCTGAAGGAGAATATGTTGCTGTGGAAAACCAGTACCGTGCGTTATTCCGCAATAGCGGGTTGCCTACAGGCTTTTACACAGATAAAGACACCACGGACATGCTGATATCAAACGATGTATCAATCGCAGAGGTATCAGAACGGGTCAATCAAGGCTACGAAGCAGTATCAAACGCAGACCCAGAAGTCCTTTCAGAGATGAGACGGCTTTACAACATCGACGATGGCGGGTTGGCAGCATACTTCCTTGACCCAGAACGAGCTACACCTGCACTTATACGCCAAGCACGATCCGCAGAAATCGCTGGTCAAGCCACTCAAGAAGGATTTGAATTGCAACTGTCCACGGCAGAAGAACTTGCACGTCAAGGTATTGACAGCCGTGGGGCGCAACAGGGCTTCCAAGATATGAGCGCACTTGAAGACGTGTTCCAAAGCACTACACAAGAGGCAACGGCAGGCGAAGAATCATTCGGTCAAGAAGAACAGGTCGGCGCAGTGTTCGGCACATCTGGCGCAGCCCAGCAACGTCTACGGCAACGTGCACGCCGTCGCCAAGCACAATTTGCGCAAGGTGGCGGTTTCGCAGGTCAAGGGCCAGAACTCACTGGCTTGCGTTGACGTGTGCTATAGTTGAACTGATGCCCGCAGTGGGCAGGAACCCCGCAAGGGAGAAATATACAGCGTCGCTATCTGCCTCCGGGTAGTGATTGGGTGAAGGAGTGTACATATGGACAGCAATTTCGATGAAGCCGAAGGCCGGAATCCGTTACGCGATCGGATGAAGCAACTTGAGGCAGAAAACGCTGAATTGAAAGCGCAAGCAGACGCAGCTTCTACTGCTGCACGGGAGTTGGCGTTCGTCAAAGCAGGTATTGATCCTGACTTGCCGATCTCCAAATATTTCGTGAAGGCATATGACGGCGAGTTGAACGCTGACGCTATCCGTGAAGCAGGTATCGAAGCAGGACTATTGAAGGACGCGCAGGCTGACAGCATTAAGCAGGAAGCCGGTACGTGGAATCGTAGTAACGAAATCGCCGCTGGTTCAGAAACAGAACCGCAGATGGATTACGTGACACGCATTTCGCAGGCTCGTTCTCAAGAAGAAGTCAACAAGTTGCTGTCCGAAGCCCAAGCACAATCCGAAGCCTTCTAATAGTTAGAGGGCTTCTTCCCAGTAAAGGAAAGATCCCTTATGGCATACACAGCAACCGGAGACCTGTCAGTTAGTCAGGCGGCGTTCGATCGGCTCGCATATTTTGCGCTCCGTTCAGAACTTCTGTTCGACGCAATGGCAGATGTCCAACCAGTACAACAGTCAATGCCCGGTTCATCAGTGAAGTTCACTATCTTCAATGATCTCGCTGAGGCAACGAACACACTCTCTGAGAGCGTAGACGTGACCGCAGTCGCAATGAGCGACAGCCAAGTCGAAGTCACTCTTGAAGAGTACGGCAACGCAGTCGCAACGACCGCCAAGCTTCGTGGCACGTCCTTCTTGGATGTTGACACTGTTGCGGCGAACGTGATCGGCTACAACGCTGGTTCATCGATTGACACCATCGTTTCAACAATCCTCGCAGGCGGCTCAAACGTCGCATTCGGATCGGGCGGTGGAACCGACCCGTCATCCCGTGGAACTGTTGAAGCAGATGACACCCTCACAGCGAACGACGTTCGTAAGGCAACCGCACAACTTCGTGGCGCAAACGTCCCGACGTTCAACGGCCTGTACATGGGTGCAATCCACCCAGACGTGTCCTACGACCTTCGTTCAGAGACAGGTGCAGCTGCGTGGCGTGACCCACACGTTTACGTTGACACCGAAAACATTTACAACGGCGAGATCGGCGCATTTGAAGGATGCCGCTTTGTGGAAACTGCACGGGCACCATTCTTTGAGGACGCAGGTAACGCTTCTACCGTTGACGTGTACGGCACCCTCATCATGGGTCGCCAAGCACTCGCAAAGGCACACTCAGTGACCGACGGCAACGGCCCGCTTCCAAAGATTGTTCGTGGCCCGATCACTGACACTCTTGAGCGGTTCCAGCCAATCGGTTGGTATTGGCTCGGTGGCTACGGTCGCTTCCGTGAGGCAAGCCTCCGTCGTATTGAGTCATCGTCGTCCATCGGCGCTAACGCCTGATTGACATTTGTTGGGTTGGGAGCCTCCCACTTCGGTGGGGGGCTTTCGCCTATCATTCTTGTTTAAGGAGTAGCAATGAGTATTTCTAATTACGGCGAGAACGCTTTGTTGGGCACGATTTCTGGTACTTCGTTCAGTGTCGCTAACGCCTATTTGCAGTTGCATGTTGGTGATGCGGGTGAGGACGGTACGGCGAACACTGCGAGTGAGACGACCCGTCAGCAGGTGTCGTTTGCGTCTGCGTCTGGTGGTTCGATGGCTTCGTCGGGGACGGTTGAGTGGACGAATGTGTCGTCTACTGAGACGTATTCGCATTGGTCGTTGTGGGATGCGTCGTCGTCTGGTAATTGTTTGTGGTCGGGGGCGTTGGCTTCGTCTGCGGCTGTGACTGCTGGTGACACGTTCCAAGTTACGAGCTTGACGTTGACTTTGGACTGAGGTGTAGCCGGTGGCTACTAATTTTCCGGGTTCGCAGGATAGTTTCACGAATCCTTCTTCGTCGTCGTCGTTGTCGTCGCCGTCGCATTCTGAGCAACATGCTGATGTGAATGATGCGGTTGAGGCTATTGAGTTGGCGTTGTTGGATGGTGCGCCGCTCAAGATTGATGACACGAATGAGCGTGTCGGTATCGGAAATAACAGTCCCAACTATCCGCTTCATGTGAGTGGAGCGGTGACGCTTAGTGCTAGTGGGCAAACTGATTCTGGAAATTCGCATTTCCCGTTTAGTGACGGCAGGTTCTATTACACCGCTGACCCTGAAACTGGTGGTGCGGGCGACCATGTGTTTCGTCATTTCAGCGGTGGTTCGTATGTAGAGCAGATGCGGATTCTGGAGAACGGCAATGTTGGTATCGGTACAACGGCACCTAGTGCAGAGTTGGACATCAAGGGTGCATCTAACCCTGAGATTCGTTTCCAGTCAACTGACAGTAGCGACCCGTTCCTTTACTTTGGAGACCAGGTTGATGCTGTCCGTGGCGGTATCGGTTATGACACTTCTGCTGATACTTTGCTGTTACGGGGCTACAACAACAGCACTCGTATAGCGATTGACTCTTCTGGCAATGTTGGTATCGGCACAACCGCTCCCAGCAAGAAACTTACAGTTGCGGGCGACATTCAGATCAACGGTTCCAGCCCAGAAATCTATTTGACTGACACGGATACGAATGCCGATTCAAAAATCAGTGCTAGTTCGACTGTCGGGTCGTTGATTATTGAGGCTGATATCAACAACGAAGTTGCTTCAACAAGCATGGTGTTTAAGACTGACGGCACCAACAAAATGATTATCAGGGATTCTGGCAATGTCGGAATTGGTGACGATAGCCCGTCATACAAGTTGGATGTAAACGGCACAGGCCGATTCACAGGCGATGTCCAGATGGACGAAGATTTGACTGTCAATGGTGTTATCGATGTAAATGAGGTGCGAGGCGATAACGGTTCTGGTACCGACCCGACATTCACGTTCACGGACGATCAAGACACAGGGATGTACCGCTACGGTACTAATGCGATCGGGTTCGCTACGGGTAACGGATACAGGATGCACATCAACAGTTCCGGCTGTCACCTTGTATCAAACCAATGGTTCCGTCCCTACGACGACGGCGGCATCTACTGGCAGACGCATGGTGGCGGCTGGCAAATGACGGATACAACATGGATGCGGATGTACAACAACAAAAAGTTGTTTACTGGCACTGGGTTGTTCCATAACAGTACGAGCGACAATCAAACTGGCACTGACTCCAGTTTTTATTACAACAAAGTAAACGCTCACTTCAACAATTCAAGTTCTGCAAGGGCATGCAATATCAGCCTGCACACGACATCCTCTACTGACTTGGGGTTCTGTATGAGTGCGTGGAGCGGCGAAGCGAACCGTGCTCGTTTCACAACTAGAACCAACAACGGTTACGTTTATGTAAATGCGGCTGGGTTCACAGTTGTTTCGGCGGCAAACACGAAAGAGCGTATTCGTACCGCCCGTGACGAAGATGGTGACGGCCTTGTCGATGTGTCTCCTGCGGATCAGAACCGTGCGTTTCAGTTGTTCACACAGTTGCGTCCAGTGATTTATGACGACAAAGCGAAATCCGAAGAAGGCAAGTGGCTTGGTTGCGACGAGCACGAAACACGGGATGTGTGCTCTGAGGCCGAATGTTGGAATTTCTTTAACACCATTTCAAGAGAGCACGATTGTGATGACGACGATTGTGTTGGCACCAACGAGAATCCGTGCGCCATCTATACGGAGCACTACAACAAGTTGCACTTCCTTGCTGATGAGGTTGACGAGGTGTACCCGCACGCTGTGTCAAACCGAGCGGATGGTACGGTTGTGGGTATTGACCATCATGTGCTGGCAACCGAACACATCAATGTAACTCAACATTTGATTGATTATGTTGCGGATTTACAGGCACGGCTAACAACATTGGAGACAGCGTGAACATTGACCCCATGGAACTAATTGCAGAGGTCGAACGGCAGTTCCCTAAAGAGTTAACGATTTGTGCTCAGGCTGTTCAGATCCGCATGTTGCAGGAGCAGCTGCCTAAAAAAGAAGTGGCTGATGGCGACTAATTTTCCTTCGTCTGCGGATTCGTTCACGAACCCTACGTCTGGGGATACGTTAGATAATCCTCCTCACGATCAGCAACATTCAGATATTAATGATGCGATGGAGGCGGTGCAGGGTGCGCTTCTTGATGGTGCACCGTTGCATGTGG